CCAGGCGATACTCTTTACATTTACAATGCAAATCAGAGCAAGCTAGGAACTCTTGATTCTAACAATCTTGTAGATTCTATTTCTGTTTTAACGTCAAATGGGTCATTTACTTCTAACGGTTATTCTTATTGCGTTAGCGTTTCTGATGGTATAATTTACCAAAAGGGTTTTTTTACACAAGTTCCATCTCAAACTTTAGCTTTAGAAACTCTTGCAGTTGGAAATGCTTCTTTTACTGCAAACTTGGCAATATTAGGAGCAGCAAATTCTTATGTTGTTGGTTTCGACACAGTGGAGTCAATTGTAACTGAGAATCAAGACCCTTCGTTGAATGATAACGCTCTTGGGTATGACAATGAAAATGCACCAGGCGCTCATAGACTTCAGCTTACGCCAACTTTAATTTATAAGAAAAAAACAGACGTTGCAAATAACACAAATTTCTTTTCTATTATCGAGTTTGATGGCCAACAACCAACACAACAAAAGACAGATCCACAATATGCAGCTGTCTTAGATTCTCTAGCCAAGAGAACATACGATGAGTCTGGAGATTATGTAATCAGACCATTTAATGTAGACAGTTTAGCTTCTTCTAATTCTCAAACTTTCTATTACGAGCTTTCTTCAGGCACAGCCTACGTTAGAGGCTATCAAGTAGATAGACTAACTGCAACGAATCTAGAAACTCCAAGAGCAACCACAACAGATTATTCTCTTGATCAAATTATTACTGCAAATTATGGAAATTACGTAATTTGCAACGAATATCTTGGAACATTTGATCACGAACTACTCCAAAGCGTCGATCTTTACGACACAGCTCAACTTTCTGTTTCTCAACTAGAAGGGGCTGATGGAGCTACTGCTGGTTCTGCTATTGGTAAAGCTAATGTTAGAGCTGTTGTTTATTACCAAGGCGCAAGAGGAACTTCAGAAGCTCAATATTATGTTTATCTGTTTAATATTCAAATGAACTCCGGAAAGAGTTTCAACGACGTAAAAAGCATTGTTGTTTCTTCTGGAACTTTTGGAGCAGCAAGAGCAGATATCGTATTGGAAAGCGATGGAACAGCTGCGCTTAAGAATCCAAATGCAAGTTCTCTAGTTTGGGACACTGGTATCCCAGCAGTAAAAAGACTAACTGATAATACTGGAATTACCAGTACTTCTTTTATATACACCCAAATATCTTCTGGTACACTTTTAAACACTGGTAATGTTGTTATTACCATAGAAACTGCTGCGCCTGGAGCAACATCAGAAAAGCTCAATGATAGCGTTGGAACTTATTCGACAGCTGCAGCTCTAGCTGATTACAATATTTTCTTATCCGCAAATGCCTATACTGCCAATTTGTCAGGAACAATATCTGTTAGCGCAGGTAATGCCACAATTACTGGTACCAGCACTTCTTTTTCTAATGATTTCACAGTAGGAAGTTTGATAAGATACGTAGATGGTACTACTCCATATTACACAAAAGTAACAAGCGTAACCAATTCAACCTCTCTAACTGTATCAAATATCCCAAGTATTACAAATACAGCTGCAAAATATCAGAAATTCTTTGTTGTTGGTTCTTCAATTCCATTGACTTCTATAAACGTAACCAGTACAAGCACATTTGTTGCTCAAACTGGCTATGCTTTTGATTCTGCAAATCAAACATCTTATGCGACGTATCCAGTTTATAGAGCTGGAGCTTCAGCAATTAAAAAAGTAATCAATAAAAGTACTTTTGTTAAAATTGATTGTTCAAATAACGTGGCTAATTCTGTTGGTCCATGGGATCTTGGATTGGTTGATGTTAATAAGATAAGAAGTGTTTATGTTGCAACAACTTACGATCCAACTTCTACAAATAGAGTTGATTGGTTTACTCTTGACGATGGTCAAAGAGATGACATTTATGATCATGCTAAATTATACGTAAAGCCAGAATATGCATCAAATATAACTGGTTCTAGTAAACTATTGATTGAATTGGATAATTTTACAGCAAATACATTGACTGGTGTTGGATTCTTTAGCGTTGAATCTTATCCAGTTGACGATGCAAATACTGCAAATACAAATGCAATTCAAACAGTTGATATACCAACTTACAATTCAATAGATTTAAGATCTGCTATTGATACAAGAGCAAGAAAATATAACACTGCGACTATAACTACCTCTGCAGCTTCTGCGACTATCAATCCAGCAGTTTCAAATACATCTTTTGATGTTTATTCTGGTGGACAGCATAGTATTGCCCCAGATCAAAATTTCACAGCTAGTTACGAATATTATCTACCAAGATACGATTTGATTACAATTAATAGTAATGGTGATCCTGCTGTTCAAAAGGGCATACCTTCTATAAAGCCAAAAACACCATTTGTTGAAAACGATCAAAGTGCAATAGCTGAGGTTTATGTTCCTCCATATCCAAGCTTGACAAAAAGAGAAGCTGCTACATATAATCGTTACGATATTGCAATGAGAATTAATCTTGTTGGTAATCGTCGTTACACTATGAAAGATATTGGAAGTCTAGAAGAAAGAATTAAGACTCTAGAATATTATACAGTATTGAATACATTAGAACAAAGCGCCAGAGATCTTACAATTCCTGACGCTAGTGGATTGAATCGTTTTAAGAATGGTATCTTTGCTGATCCATTTAACTCTCACAATATTGGTAATGTAAACGATTTCGAATATAAGATTTCTATTGACGAAAGAGAAACAATAGCTAGACCTTATTTCAAGACATATCCAATTGATTACAAATATACAAGCAGTAGTTCTTCTAATGTAACACAAAACGGTTCTTACATAACATTAGATTATACTAATGAGAAATTCGTAAGTCAAGAATATGCAACAAAATATAGAATTTGTTGCGAATCAGTGTGGCAATGGAATGGTATCTTAAATCTATATCCTTCCCAAGATATATTCAACGACGAAACAGTAGTGGCAAACGAGTTAAATCTTAATTTACGCAGAACTCCACCAGAGGGTTCTCTAAATTCATTTGCTGGCGTTTGGGGCAAATGGGCTACTAAGAGAATAAGAAAGGCGTTAAAAAATCAAAATAGCGCCAACACAACAAATCCATCTCAATCTCAAAGAGAAACAAGAAGAGACATAAGACCAAATATAGTGACTGAAAGAGTTGAGGTTGGTAGCTACGTAACTGATGTTTCTATTCAGCCTTATGCAAGATCAAGAAGAGTAGCATTCATTGCTTATAACATGAAGCCAAATACTATTCTTCATGCTTTCTTTGATGATGTTAATGTTGACGCTTATTGCGCTCCAGGAAATGTTTCTGGAGTAACAACACAAGTTATTCAGCAAGGTCGCGAAGATGCAATTGTTATACAAAATGGAAATTTCGGCGATCCATTAGTATCTAACTCTTCTGGTGGTGTTGCTGGCGTATTTGTTATTCCATCGCAAACTTTCAGAACTGGCGATAGATTGTTCCAGCTTAATACTGCTAATAATTTAGTTACTGGTTCTAGTGCTCAAATATCAAAGAGCACTGGAATATACAGTTCTTCTAACTTGGCAGTAACTAGACGTACGGATACATTGGTTCTAACTCAACCAGTAGCGCGACCAGTAAATCCACCACCAAATTTCCCAAGACCAAGAATTACAGGCGGTGTTGGTGGTGTAGGTGTTGGCGGCGTTGGAGGAGTTGGTGGTGTCGGTGGCGCCGACCCAATAGCACAATCTTTCCTTGTTACTGGATTACCACAAGATGTAACTGGTATAATGTTAACACAAATCGGTGTTTATTTCCAAGCTAAGGACGAAACGCTAGGTTGTACTGTTTACGTTTGTGAAGCCGACAGTAATGGAATCCCTCTGTCTGATAAAATATTGGCTTCTTCTTACAAAACTTCTTCTCAAATTACAGCAAATGCTTCTGTACCAACAGAAACTAAATTTGATCTAGACCATCCAACATTCCTGATGAATGATAGAAATTATGCATTTATAGTAAAGCCAGATGGCAATTCCCCAGAATACGCTGTTTGGGTTGGCGAAACTGGTGGTTATGATGTTGTTTCTGGAGCGCAGGTATTCTCAAATCCATATTCTGGTGTTCTTTGGATTTCTTCTAACGAGAAAACTTGGACTGGAATCCAAAAAGAAGATATGATGTTCAGCCTCTACAGAGCAAAATATTCTAAGACTTCTGGAAAGGCTGTTTTCGATAATGAAAATGACGATTTCTTTACTCTTACTGGAGTAGTAAAGCCAGCTGGCGGTTCAATCGCAATAGGCGACGTTGTCTACACTGTAAATACTCACGCAAACGGATTATTTAATACTGCAAATACTTCGACTGGAGCTCCCTTTGGTATAGTTCAATATGTTGATGAAGCGGCTAATAAACTTTATATCGACTCTTCAACAGGAAACTTCAGCAATACAGTTAGTGGATTTAATCCAAAAATTGGTATTTTCAGAGTTTCTGACCCCACAAACACAGGATTGATTGTTAACAGTGCAGTAATAGCAATTGCTAATATAGCCACAATTGATAACTTTACGTATCATGCGGTAGCTCCTAATTTTAGCACATTGCAACCCTCTAAAACTTCTATTGCTTATGGTTACAAGGGTTCTAATGCTTCAGCTAAGGACACAACAGACTTTACGATTGATAATGGAATTGAATACGAATTCCTAGATCAATCCAGACTATTGAAGAGTAAGTCAAATGAAGGTGGTATAAAGTCTTCTACTTTCTCAGTAACTCTAAATTCAGAAAGCGATTATGTTTCTCCTGTAATCAATCTACAGAGAAAGTCAATGTTGGTTATTGAAAATGTAATCAATAATGACGTAACAAATGAACATACTCGCTACGGTAATGCAGCAACAAAATATGTCAGTAAGCAAGTAGTTCTGGCTGATGGACAAGACGCTGAAGATCTAAAAGTATATCTAACGGCGTATAGACCAGTTGACACTGATATTAAAATTTATACAAAATTACTAAATGCACAAGACCCAGAACCATTCGATAATAAAGTTTGGTCTTTGATGAGTTACGCCAATAATAGCGATTTGAAGTATAGTTCTTCAACAGACGTTGACGATTATATTGAATATGAATTTGTGATGCCAACAACAAATTCAGTCGCTCAAGGCGCTTTCTCAAATTCAACAGTAAGCACAGCTCTTCCTTTAGCTGGTAATGTCGCTATTACTAATAATAGCACGACAATAACTGGTACTGGCACAAATTTCACAACTGACTTTAGTGCTGGCCAGACAATTAAAATTGCTGCAAATAGTTCTTATTACGCTTATAGAACAATTGTTAGTATCGCGAATAGCACTTCTATGACAGTTGATGTTGGTCTTCCAACAACTAATACAGCAACTCTTTATTATGTT